ACTTTCTTATAAGTGGAAGGAGCGCACTAATGCCCTGGGACAAGCAAGAATCGAACGTGGAGTGTACCTATGCGCAGGCTGTAAACAAAGTTTTAGAGCTAAAGACATCCAGCTTGACCACATACAGCCCGTCATCGACCCAAAACGAGGCTTCACAACCTGGGATGAATATATCTTACGACTGTTCTGTAGGTCCGAAGGATTCCAAGTGTTGTGTAGACCATGCCATGATTCTAAAACAATCAAAGAAAATTCTCTTAGAGTTAAAGTTAAGAAATGTAATAGAAAAACTCGAAAGGTTATATCAAGAGATAAAAAATGATCTTTAAAAGAGAAATTGAGAATAAGTATATTATTAGTGGCCTAAACTATCAGGAATGTCACCTGATTCTTAGTGATATACTTCCTTTTATTCAAAAAGTAGAAAATGGGGTTTCCACTGACACTTTTTGGGCTCAAGAAGGGGTGGACTTTATTAGATTACGTGAAAATACAAAAGAATTAACAGTTAAAGTAAGCGATAAGGGCTCTACTCAAGATAGGATTGAAGAAAATTTAGTAGTAGAGGGAATAGAGGATGCTGCGCGATGGGCTACGGCAGTATTTGGAAAATCGATCGGCATGCTTACTAAAGCCTATACAGTTTATTTCCTTAATGAAGGAGTAGTTTCTTTGTATATGGTAGAAGGTAGTGCTACTATTTATCTAGAGGTAGAAGCCCCCACTGTTGGCATGGTTGAACAGTTATCTAAATATTTAGGTACAAAGTTTGATTTAACAATTGAGCCCAGATCTTTATATCAGATCTTTTTTGGGTAATATATGAAAAACTTTAAAAAGGTGGCGATATTGGGGGACAAGCATCTTCCATATGAAGATGTGTCAGTTTCACGAGCTATAATGAAAATTATAGCAAGGGAAAAGCCTGACTGCATAGTACAAATAGGCGATCTTTATGACTTTTGGCACGCTAGCCGTTACCCTAAGAGTATGCTAACCTTTGTTCCTGAGGTGGAGGTTAAGATAGGGCGACGACAGGCCGAGAAGTTTTGGAATAATATTCATAAGTTAGCGCCAAGAGCAGTATGTTATCAAATAAAGGGAAATCACGACGACAGGCCATACAAAAGGATGCTTGAGAGGGCTCCGGAACTCGAGCCATTTATTGGAGAAAGTCTTAAAGGACTGTTCGAGTTTAAGGGGGTCACTACCATACATAATAGCCGCCAAGAGTTGGAGATTAGCATTAACGGAAATCGGATCTTGTTTCACCATGGACATAGGAGCCAACTTGGCGCACACCTGCTTTTTAACCAGCAATCCACGGTAGTGGGCCATTCTCACATAGGTGGCGTAGTGTTTAAAGGTTATGCAGACGGCATCAAGTTTGAGCTTAACTGTGGGTATAGCGGGGACTTGACTCAGGGTCCTCTTCAATATGGGGAGCAATCTCGTAAGTATTGGACACATGGTATGGGAATTATTGATGAGCTAGGACCAAGGTTTATACCCATTTCAAGTGGGTCCAAGAGGAAGAAGTAATGAAGTATCATGTAGTAAAAAAGCCCAAACATTATACCAACAGTAAAATCGAAACAATTGATTTTATAGAAGACAAGGGTTTTAATTATCATCTAGGCAATACTATTAAGTATTTGTCTAGGGCGGGTAGGAAAGATTCCTCTAAATTTATCGAAGATCTTGAGAAAGGTTCTTGGTATTTATCTAGATATATTAAGTATCTAAAAAGAGAAAAATAATGAAATTAGGAAGTATTGTAAGCATAACTTTTTCAGACCATGTAGAGAGGGACGGAGTGGGAGAACTTGGTCCTATAGACATAGAATGTATTGGTCGCTTGATAGCTATAACTCCTAAAACCTATGAGTTGGCCAGTTGGTTGAACGCAGACGGCACAGCAGACCACAACTCAAAGGTTTTTAGCATCTTAAAGTCAGTGATTTTAAAGAAAAAGGTGTTAAAATGAGCACAATGCTGTCGTTTTTTGCCAGTATCAAGCTAACTTTAAGTCAATGGTTGTTGGCTCTTTTAACGGCCCTAGTTGGCTTACTATTGATAGCTTTAAGGATTCAAGGGGGAAAGCTCCATCGTGCTCAAGTTATGCTCTTGGCAGCCCGTTTAAACGCAAATACGGATAAAGCAGACCAGCTTGTTATGTCAGCTAAGAATGCTTATGTTCAAGCTTTGCAAGAGTATAATAAGGCTGGAGGTGAGCTATGATTAGGAAGTTATTGATTTTATTCTTAATTTTCAGCGGTATACCTTCGAAAGGTATAGAAGAAGGAAAAGTTTGCTTAGCATGCAAGAGTGCTGTTAAAGCTTGTGAAAGCTTAGTAAACGAGCAAGACCAAGAAATTCAAGGACTTAAGAGAGATGTAAAGACTCTGGAGGATCGTCTAGCAGATCAACAAGATACCTCAGCCCTGCCTAACTGGTTAACCTTTTCTTTGATCTTTATCGGAGGACTGACTGTCGGACGTATAGTCTTTGGTCACTAACTATGGTAGGACACACTGAATACAAGGGCAATATCATTAGAGTGTGCCTTGGCACATACACTGCATCTATAACAGTAAACGGCGAATGGAACAAGATTGTAGAAGTGGGCCGTGTTAAAGAGGCCCTTAGGGCCATAAAGGAGACTATAGATGACTCAATTGATGAAAGCAAGTGAGGCTAGAAAGCTAACTGAGGGCCCAAAGCCCCCCACTATTTATAATCTTAAGGTATGCTTGCTAGATACTATCAATAAAGCCATAGACAACAAGTTGTTCTCTACTTGTGTAACATTGCCTATCAGCGTGCCTACTATTGAGCTTGACGAGGCTCTAAAAGCTCTTAAAGAAGCCGGCTACACTGTAAAGACTAGCTTGCAGTATGGAGTATTGGCTGAACAGTATTTAAAGCATCCTTGGTTTGAAATAACTATTTTTTGGTAAAACTGTGTCACAAAAACTAATTACATTTTGTTACATTTTTATCACATTTATAAAATGTGTGCTAATTGTGACATTGACGGGGTGTTCTTCTATTTCAATATATGAGCGCACTGTGAACGTAGCTAAACGATCTTACTACCTAGGATGTGTGGATAAGAGCGGGGGACAAAAGATAGAACGGTTGCAGTGTTATTGTGACATGGTTAAGTTTGAGAAGGAAGTTCGTAGTGGCAAGTGAGTTGGGGAGAGGCGTTTGACATATTAGTTTTCATTGTTTGTATGATCATAGAGCTATGCTGGTATTCGCGCCATAGGCGCGAGGAGAAGGAATTCGAGAAGTTTAAAGAAGAGATAAGAGATCAAATGCTTGAGGTTAATCAAAGACTTGAGCTTGTTATTGAGCATCCAAAGGAGGAGAAATGACCCTACTCGAACAGATTGCGGAGTTGGAAACGAAGGCTAAGGCAGTAACTGATTTTAAGAAAAACTGCAACCGCGGGATTGATAATTTCGTCACAATAGTTGGGGAGTTTGTCTCTGCCTGTAGTCCAACCGTCGTCCTCGACCTCTGCACGAAGCTCAGAAAAGCTGTGGAAGCGTTAGAAGATATCGCGAAAGAGGACTATGGATCCAAGGCTGCCGGGGGGGTGGAAACGGCAAAGAGCAATCGCCGCTCTCAAGGAGATTTCTTTTTCTGACGAAAAAGAAGAGAAGTAATTTTATGAGCGAAGCGAATAAAAACCTCGAAGCGAAGCTGAAGGAGATTGAGAAGAACAAGTTTTGCGAGGATTTAATGCTGCTCCTCGCCGCCCTCCGCCGGTGCAGAAGGCAAAGAGATTCGTGGTGGAGTCAAAGTACCCGTATCAATCATTGTGGACGAGAATATATAGAATCAGAGGATGACGAGTTGTTGGCCATTTTGGATAATAAAAAATGAAGGTTACTCCAAAAAACTTCGAAGAACTATTTGCTGTAGTAGGTAATAGACCTTTTGTTGTGCGTTCAACAACAATGCCTCTTGCACCTGATTGGGTGTTTGTAGTAGTCAATGAAAAAGAAATATATGATTATTTTTATGAGAGAATTACTTTTACTTTAAACTGGACTTGGTATAACTGGGAAGTAACAGATTGGTTCGATTCTGACGAATCGAGTGTTGTTGCCCCGCAACAAGAAGAGTTATGCAAGTGTGTCACGTTACTAAACGGCCATCATGAAGGCTGTGGTTATAAAAGATGATCTTATTCGTAGGAGATAAGCCTTCTAAAGTTAACATAGATCCAAACTGGGCCTTCATTGGGTCTAGGTCGGGCCTAGTTCTTTATGGTTGGATAGAAAGAATGGGCATTAAAGACGACGTTGCAGTGATAAACAGTGTGCATCCTCAGTTTGCACACATAGCTATCATGTTCCATGAGGCGGGAGCTGTTGTGATAGCCTTGGGTATTAATGCCGCTAAAGCGCTGGACAAGATCAATGTGCCTAAATTTTCTATGCCACATCCATCTGGTTTAAACAGAAAACTTAACAATAAGAAGTATCTAGATAAGTGTCTGACTGACTGTAGAGTGTATATAGAGCTTTATAAGAGATATTCAAGACATAAACAAGGCGCTCTCAGCCTTCCGCCTAGCTTTCAAACCTTCAGACTCTAAAGCGCCTACGTGGTCCCACCTTAATATCTCTCCTGCTGCTTGGGACCATTGCCTTAAGTTGATACATCGAAGCAACGTAGAGCCCTTAAAGGCCGTTATACCTATGTTATAAACAAGACTCACAAGAGCGTCAAACTGATTTTGAGTCAATATAGGCTTTACATAATCACTAATAAGATAAACTAAAGTTTGTACACGGTCTAAAAGCATACCTTCAGCTGTGCGCTGGCTTATAGTAGTACCTTCTTGAATACCGGGCCCTGTGGTGCCGTAGCCCACTGTCCAGATTCCTGCGGAATCTGTGTATGCCTCTAATTTACAGCCTTCCCACTGTTTAATTAAGGCTATGGCCTTATCTGATGCTGTCATAAATCAGGTTATAGTCTTATTGTTGTTGGGACAATTTGTCAATGAGCAGTTTAATTAAGGATAGTCCGGTCAATTCTTCAATATTTTCTAATACACTCTTAAGTTCAGTAATTCCTATAAGGCCTGCTAAAATCTTAACTAAAGGTATTAGGTCTCCAGTTAAATATTGCTGGGTAATAAAGCCCAGTAATACCACCATCTCATAGACTAAAAGTTTAACTATAGTGCGTTTGAGACCGCTAGAGGTTATAGGGTCTCCTCGTTTTTTTGCTACCAAAAGACCAGAAAGTAGGTCTATTAGGGAAAGGGCTATTACTGCAAATAAAGTAGCCTTGACGGGGGAAAATATTAATAGAGTAGATAAAACCAAATTTAATAGCAGTTGTTTCATAATACTAAGTATGTTCTATTAAAAGCCAAGCAACACTGGAAGTATCCGCCGCCTGCGTGGATGTTATCGTAAATGAAACTCCCGCGCTTGTTGCAGACACATAAGGAGAACCCACGGTGCCCGAGGGAGCGTTGGTTGTCAAAAATATGCGGGTATTTGCTGTGATAGTTGTATTACTAACAGTGACGGTGCCGGCAACTAGGGTGGCTAAGCCCATCCTAGCATTGCTGCCTTCAGCAATACTAATCCCGCCCCCTATGTCTGAGATAAGTACATTTCCAGATGTGCTGATGTCCCCGTTTACAGTAAATCTAGAGGAGGGGGTGTCTGTATTTATACCAACAAAGTCAGTGGCTGTCTGTATAAAGATTACATCGTTAGTAGATACAGGGTCAGTTATTACAAAATTACCTGCTCCTGAGACTGAGGAAGACCCTGTAGAAGTAACAAGCCATTGCTGTCCTCCTGTAGAACTATTAGTCAATGAAAGAGAGGTGCCGCCAGTATTGGTGGAAGTTACTCTCAACTGTTGATTAGTAGCATTGCTAGCTACAGATACGGTACCAGTAAAGTTAGCGCCAGTGAGGGATGCCTTGCCATTAATCTGCGTTTGAATGGCAGAGGTAACTCCGTGCACGAAACCCAACTCGGTAGACGTCGTCGTAGACGACACTATGTTTTTACTAGCATCGGAAGCTAAGGCTGTTGAAGCAGTAAGAGAGCCTAGAGAAAGGTTTACAGTGGCCCCTGTTACTGCTAAACTGCCGTTTACAACATGGACTTGGGTGCCTCCAGAAGCCCCTAAGGTCCACTTACCATTTGCATCTGTAGACCCCTGCACTAAACTAGAAGCTCCATTTATAAATCTAGCTTGATTAGGGAAGGTAGCATGGGTTTGCCCGTAAAGTATTAACTGAGCTCCAGTGCCGCCCCCCGTTAGTGCGAGGCTGTCTGTGTCATTGTTGCATCGTATATCAGCATTGCTTGTTGATCCAGAAGGTCCAAACACAATCTCAGACCCAGGCAAGAAAAGAGAGGCCGCTGGTCCTGCGTAGGCCATGTCGCTAGCTGTCAGCACCCCGCTGCTATTATAGAAGCTTACTCTGTTGGCCGTAGAGGTGGGCAAGTCTGCCGAAGTTAAGGTTCTGAAAGTAGGAACGCCTGAAGATCCGCTAGGACTTGCAAATACTTGATTAGCAGTCTCTGAGACTAAACTTACTGCTAGAGTGCCGGAGCTTGTAATCGGAGATCCAGCCACGGAGAATATACCAGGCATAGTTAAAGACACGCTGGTAACATAGGGCAAGGCTGGGATATCTGCGGAAACTAGAGACCTGAAGCTAGGAACACCATTAGAACCATTGGGAGCAGCAAATACAGTATTAGCGGTTTGTGAAGTAAGAGATAAAGAGATTGTTCCCGAACTTGTGATCGGGCTCCCGCTTACTGATAATATAGAGCTAGGGGCAGAAAGCCCCACACTAGTAACCGTGCCTCCAGAAGAAGGGCTAGTGTTAGTAATAGTGGTAGTGCCGCTCGAGGTGGCAACAGAAATTCCCGTTCCTCCAACTATTAACTGGGCACTATTGGTATCCCCATTGATACTAGCCACCCCACTGCCGCCTGTATTGGGGTATTTTGCGTATTCAGACATATTATTCCTTACTTAAAAAAATTAGTGCGTAGGGCCACTTCTAATAAAATTGTTGCTAATAAAATTGCAATATTTATAATGGTGGCTTTATTCCATAAGATATTATTTTGTGGTACAAAAGTACTGTTTATCGGTACAATTTGCATATCTTTTAACAACCATTGATCTGGAGGAAGGCCTCTTGGAAATGTAGGGTCCACCAAAGTGAAGGGAGTTCTTTTAAAAGAGCTGGGTTGGTCTGTGTGTATTATTCGAGCCCCGACCCCATTACTATTAAATATTACTACTTTAGCCATGTAAGGTTGGTTTCATATTACGGCCCAGTCGTAGGTGTAGTAGCAAGTGGTACTATAGTTAGTGTATTCTGTAAATTTTTATTTGAAACATATGCGTTTGCCGCATACACATATACACCAGTACCTTTAGCTACATAAGCCCCACTACCAGTACCTATGTTGAATAAGACTTCCGCTGCGGTTACTGTTCCTGCAGCATTACTTTCAACAATCCCAGAACCAGTAGATGTGTTATTGGTAACTGCACATGCTTCTACTATAACTGAACCTGTGGATGTATTTGATATCACACCTCCAGTTGTTGTGGCTGCAATTGCACTATTAGCGAGAATTATTGACCCTGTGCTGGAATTACTTACTGTACCTGTAACACTTCCATTATTTAAGGTGACAGTTTTTGTTCCACTGTTGGTTATTGCAGGTCCACCTGAGGTAGTGTTTGCAACGGAAGGGTTTGCTCCAGCAATAAATATATTTCCTGATGTCACCTTAATGGTAGGAACACTAGCGCTGCCATTCGTAAAGTCACAATCTCTTACTGTTACCGTAGAAAAAGAGCCACCACTATTTCCAGTACTCTCAACTGTAATGGCTGAATTAGTCCCTGTGGAGTATAAGATGCAATTATTTAGAAAAAGTCGTTGAAGTACAGACCCAGTAAAATCAATTATTGGACTACCATTGGAAGCAGCCAGTTGAAACCCATTAATAGATACTTCATTGTCTCCTGCATAAAAGTTACCATCTCCGGCAGTTCCAGTTAAATTAATTGTATGATTTCCATATAAAATTACAGAGTTATTGTGGTAGACCGAGCTCGCAGCTTCTAGTATAATTCCTTGCTGCGTGATTGATAGATTCTCTGCGTAAACATTAGCCGCTCCAGAAGGGGCTACGGATATTTTTATAGGGGTATTATAGGTAGATGGCCGAGCCTGGGCTATGCCAATAGCTTTTTGGATAGTAAAATATGGATGTGCAAATGACCCGTCTCCAGTCGAGTCATTCCCAAGATCATGAGAAACATAAAGAATATTAGCAGTGTTTAGCACTCCTATAGAAATAGAAGGAGTGGCGCCCCCACTAGAAATAATTGGCCCTGCTGCAGTTACAGAAGTAACTGGGCTAATACCTGAAGAAGCAGAAGTAACTAATCCTTTACTATTAACAGTTAAGGTAGCATAAGTATACGTTCCTGGAGAACTGTTTACAGTGGCCAGAGTAGCTGGCACACTGCCAGGTCCTGTAGCTGTTACGTCTCCAGTCAGTGCAGTAATATAGTTACCTGCTGGCTGTAAACCAATAGTATTAAACGTTATAGATTTACTAACAGAATTGCCCGTAATAGACAAAGTACCATCAGTATTGGCAAAAGTAAGTGTGTCAGTAGAAGAGGATGCCGTAGGGCTGGTGCCTAGCGGCGTTTGCATTATAGTAAAAGAATCTAATGCATAAGGTAAAGGGGGTATGTCACCTGAAGTGAGCAATCTAAATGTAGGAGCTGAGGGGCCGCCAGAGGAGGGACCAGAAAACACTGTGTGTATCGATTGAGTGTTAAATGAACCTGTTAGGGTGCCTGACGTTGTAACAGGGCTTCCCGATACTGTAAACACGCTTCCAGGCAGAGATAGGCCAACACTGGTTACTGTTCCAGTACCTCCTGTAGAAGAGATAGTGGTAGTGCCGCCTGTAGTAGATACTGTTATGCCTGAACCACCTACTATAAGTTGGTTGGCAGCAGTATCACCATTAATGCTTAATATCCCGTTAGAAAAAGGATATCTAGCGTACTGAGACATATGTTTTTACATGCCCTTTCGTAAAAACATTAGCTCACCTTAGCGGTAGCTACAGCATTAAGCGTTCCAGTTCCGGAAGAAGGAGTATATGTCAATCTAATGAACGCTGCTGATATTGCGTCGATGTCAATAAAGGCATTTCCGGGAGATCCAGATGCAGTAACTGCAGCTGATAGGGTCAAAGCCGTCCAGTTGCCGGGTTTACCTGGAGATCCATCGGCATTTAGTGTGTAGGTATTAGACACCTCTACAGAGAAGGTGCCGGTGGGCGACCCTGTCCAAGAAATGTCAAACCCTACAAAAGAAAGCATCTCAATATGGAGAGGCTCGCTATGTATGGTAGAAGTCATGCTAGTATTAACAAATACTGGCGTGGGGTTAATTAAAGGTCTAGAAGACATGTTATTTACTCATTCTTTGTTGCTCCCTAGCTTGGTTGGGCGTAGCCGACATGCTAGGAAGCTTGTTTAAAGCGGATTTAGAGCCCTTAGAAGCCTTACCAGGAACTCCTTGGGGCTGGGGGGCAGGGTTACCTACCTGTTGGTTAATTAAAACGTTTCTAGGACTAAGAGAGCTGTCTAAGGGTTGACCAAGAAACATACTAAGGCCTAAGCGAGTCTTGTATGAAACTGTGCCTCCCTTGCTGACATGATCTGCCAATGATGTTAATACTTTAGCCTGTAACTGTTTGGTAAGATTAGGATAAATGGTACTTATGGTGGCTAGGTCGCCTGGGGTGATAGTAGCATCCTTAGCATGTTGTAGTATTAATAGGGGTTGCTCAGCAATGCTAAGTGCTCGTTCATACTTGGCTTTTTCTACAGCAGAGGGTTGGCGAGGGTTGTCCAAAATACCTGGTTTATCAGAAGAGGGAGTAAGCGAGTTTAGATAAGAGGAGGCCCTGGCCGCCACAGATCCCATTGCTTCTGCGTGCTCTGGGGCATAAAGTCCCATATTACCTGTAGCGCTAAGAAGAAGTTCTGGGTCAACTTGGGCTGCTTTTAAACCCCCCACTAAAGACCTTTGTTGAGCCTCGCTGGGCAAAAGAGAGCGAGGCAAGATCTCTGTTGAAGCAGTAAATAGTGACCTAGAAGCTCGATTTATTGCTTGAGTACCTTTGTAAACTGAAGAAATACTATTATAAAGGGCTTTATACCCGCTTGGGTTGGCCTCGGCCTCACTGCCAAGAAACTTAAGAAGAGATAACTTCGCTGCATCGGGAAACTCACGTCCTAAGTAACGTCCGAGCTTTCCTAGAGCCCATCCTGCAATCGGATTATGACCCAAAAGCATGCTGATCATAGCTCCGGCGCCTCCAGGCAGCTCCTTCCAAAGAGTATCTAAAGTGCGGGCAGTGCCCGAAGGATTGGTTCGTTCTGGAAGAGAGCCGAGTAAACCTTTTATTGCCTCTAGTTGTTGAGAAGCTTCTTCTGGCACAGAAAACTGCTTAAGTTCGGGGGTCATCTTGTCCAGACTATTAAAGAATGCCTTTGAATTTAACTCTTCACCTTTTAAAGATTTAGACAGCAAGGAATTAACATGGTAATCTCTCATCTCCAAAGCTGTACTAGGAAATTCTTTATCCAATAAACTAAGCAGTCCTGCATCATTAGACCCTTTAAGGCGTTTTAACACATCTTCCGGGGCCATCTCTTTCAAAGAAGATATAAAAGATTGCGGGCCAAAGTACTTGCCCACCCGCAAGCGATCATTTAAGTCCTCAATAGTTTCCATTACTTTCTTATAATCAGCCCTAGCTGCCGCATGCTGCTCGATAAGTTCTGGAGCCTCTTTTCCAAGCATTTGACTAAGCGCGTTCTCCTCTCCTTCTCTAAGGATGCTCGACACTTGTTTACCTAAACGAGGTATGTTTGAGGCAAATATATTGTCACGCGCCACTGCTTGGTATTTACGCAAATCTTCCAAAGTTTTAAGGTTTGGCAAATCCCCAATTATACGATTAATTTCTTTTAAGGCGGGAGAACTTTCGCTAAGGTTATAGCCCTCTTTCAAGGCTAGTTGACCCAAATCTTCTGCTAAAGACTGATGCATAGCTTCTGGCAAAGGAGTTGCACTAAACCTTCCCTTTATGGGCTCAAACTGATCTGAGACGGGTCCCGTAATGGCTTCAAGCTCGCTAGCTAGAGTCTTTTTAACCCCTTCCCCAGACTGGAAGTCAGAAAGTCCTTCCAAGTCCCCTGGAGTTCGCCCCAGGGCCTTTAGAATTGACTCATTAGCATCTCTTTTAAAAGATTCCACACTTTTCCTAAATTTATTACCACTACCACTACCACTTTCTTGCAAAGCCTGGGCTAGCTGCTTTGCTTTAGATTCTCCCGACATAGCAGCCTGAACTTCGGGAGAAAGTTGTAAACCGGCCTGTTGAGCCATATCTGCAGCAATGTTAGATACTTCTACGCCGTTAACTTTATTTTTCACCATCGTGAGAAATGAAGCTAGTTTTGGGCCCTGTGTAGCCCCCCATAAGGCCTCGCTCCCAGCTTTTCCGGCCCCACCAAGGGCTCCCCCTAGTAATCCACTTAAACCGATGTCGACTAAAGCTGTTTCCATGGATTGGTTGGGGTCGGAAGAGAAGGCCTTTGACACCTCGTCTCCTCCCTGCAACATGGCCATCTCAGTCATCTGCTTAACTGCTGAGGCCGCTGCTCTAGCTGCAAGAGTAGATGCTTCGCCTACCCCCGCTATTTCAGAAGCAGCTCGGCCGGCTTTTCCCAATATATTGGCCTCTCCCACAACAGGAATAAGAGAAGACCCAGCTAATCCAGCCAGTTCTCCTATTTTGGAAAGTCCAGGATTAACCTGCTCTCTAGCTAAATGAGCTTCCGGGTCTTCTAAGGCTGAGCTTAAACCAAAGGTAGCTCCCTTTCCAATTCCAGATAGTGCAGATTTAACTTGTTCACTTGGGGAAGAATACTTCGCTTGCTTAAGTAAGTCTTGAAGATTGTTGGCAGTGGGCTGCGTGTATCCCTGGCTCAAAAGATCTTGGGCCTGCGATAGCCCCCCACTAGCAGCGTTCCCTTGTGGGTCGTTAAAAGGAATCTCATGGGTTTCAGCTTGAAGTGCTGAGTTGGCAAGATCTGACTGAAGATCCTCCGCTAGGCCCGATGACTTGTTAATTAAAACTGGCATTATTTATTGTATGGGGCCTTGCGAGGCGTAGCAGGAACTGATATACCTGGAACATGTATGCCAAATCGCTGCAATTGTGGCATCTGCTCTTGTTTCATGGCATTAAAAAGAGAGTTAAGTCGTTCCATCTTGTTATTAACAGTTTTATCAGAGATATCACTAATCTGAGGAAATACACTAGAGATTAACTTTTCAGCTTCTTGTTGGTTGTACCTTCCTGCTGTTGCATGGCTCAGCTTACCGGCCAGTAAGTTTTTAGCAGAAGACACATCATTAGGGGAAAGAGCCCCGTTCATAAATTTACCGCGAATATCATTAAAACTATTTAAGGCTTCCTTGTGAAGGGCATTTAGTTCGTTTATCTTTCCTAAAGACTCTGAAACCTTAACTTGCTCATTTTCAGGCACTAGAAATCGTATAGCTAGGGCTGGGTCTAAATTTCCGCCCTGTTGCCCGCTCATCAGAGCCTTACGGGCAGCCATTTGACTCACAATAGGCGCCGACTGCATGTCCAACTGCCCGGCTGCCTGCAGAGCCCTTGCCTTAGCCATTGGGTCCTGAGCATTGGCAGCAGAAGCTTTTAAGCGAGAGCTTAGAAGGTCCATCTGCATCACGCGAGTCATATCGGTAGCATCGCGAAGATTGCCGTATTGATGGATGTTAGCTGATAGAAGATTTTGTGATTTACCTAAGTTAAGCTTTTGAGCCTCAATGTCTCGGTTAATCTGTTCATTAAGAAACTTAAGTGCAGGATTTTCTTGACCTGAAAGTCCTCCCCCCAATCCACCAAGGATAAGTCCAATTGCTGTGGAAGCTTTACTAAGCGTATCTTTGCTGCCTAAAAAATGATTAGGGTCAATGTGCTGATTTTGAATATCCTGTATAAGACTCTGGCGCTCTTGGTTAAGGTCTGAAACATGTTTTGCATAGTCATTGTTTAAATTCTCTAGATGAGATGCAGCTGCTTCAGACTGGAAAGCTTGAGCCTTACCAAGTTGTCCCTCAGCTTGAGCTTGCTGTTGGATGCCAGCCTTAGTTTCTCCCAGCCCTTGCCCGTAAGCTTTTAAGTAAGACTCAGTTCCATAGATATCCCCCTGTGGTTGAGAGGATTTATTTTGCATTAATTGTGATAAATCATAATTCTGGGGTTCTTCTGGCTTTTGTGCCGATTGAGCCATCTCGTCAGTACCTGAGTCTGGGTGAAAAGGCATCGCATTGAAGATACCATGTTGTTGGTAGTAAGGATTTTCCACAGCTGTTGCGCCAGGTTCCCCAGACATAGTTTTCTCATCTGCCTTGGGATAAACGGGACCTCCTTCGGCAAATCCAGTAGCTTTCTTAAAACCAGCTGCTATTTGCTTTGCCACATCACTAGACTGAGGCTGCGGTTGAGGAGAAGGGCTAGCAGTGGGCTGACTAGGCTTTTGTGGAGCTGTTACTGGGCCTCCTTGGTCATATTTAGGCAGCTCCTTAAGACTAGCCACGTGTTCAGGTGCAAGCTTGTCATGAGCAATGCGGATAGTGTGCCCTTCCGGATGCTCAAATATTGTGTGTGTCTTGGTGCTGGCTACTTTCTTGAAATCCTTAAGATCTACCATCTTATTTCTTTCGGTTACGCATCACTACAGCTTTGGCAAAAGCAGCAGCTTTCTCGGGGTCACTAGAAGCTGACCTAGGCACTACTATCTCTCCAGGGGAGAGCATGGCAGGTACTTTATCATTCTTAGGGCTGTCTCCCTTTACTTCAGGCTTGCCGGGTACTCTTCTAGTGCCTTCAGCCATCATCCCACCATTTGACATCTTGTTCGATAAAAATTGCCCGGCCTTAGAAGAAGGGACCAACCCCCCTTCTGCCCACCTGCCTGCAGTATGCTGCCCCTCTGTACGATAGTGACTCACAGGAGGAACCGTTCCTCCCTCATTAAAAGGAATACCTGTTAATGCAGTGCCTACTCCGCCAAGAAGCCCCCCTAGACCGCCCGCTTGCGCCTTGGCATTCTGTTGAGCTATGCTTGCATTGGCATTATTTATGTTGGATTGCATGCCTACATTAGCTTGGTTTTGCTGGGCTATCGAGTTAAGGAGTTGCCCTTGTTCTCCTTGCTGAGCTGAGTTAAAGGCATTAAGAGCGCCTTGTTGCTGGCCCACTTGCTGAGAAGCTAAGTTAGCCATGTTGGCTTGCTGACCTTGAAGTTGGCCCATAGCGGCTAACTGCTGCTGAGCGGCTAGTGTGGCACCTTGTCCTGCTGCTTGCTGCTGAATTCCAGCTCCTTGCATGGCCGCTTGTCTAGCTAACAATCCGGGGTTTGCTCCCACACCTCTCTGAGAGGCCATAAGAGCTGCTTGGTTAGCTACGTTCTGCCCTGTAGTTTGATTTAACTGGGCTAAAGCAGGGTTTGGTCCAGTTCCGCTCGCCACCCCTTGCAGCTGGTTAGCTAAATTTTGCTGCTGGTTAAACACGTTGGCTTGGTTTCCCAAGCCGTTCTGGCCTAAAACTGCATTGGTAAATCCCTGCTGCTGGTTAAGACCCTGCTGAGCTCCTAAGGCTGCCTGATTTGCTTGATCACTGGTAGTGGGCTGTTGTAAATTGGTACCTTGGGCTTGAAAATTAGCTCCATTACTACCCCCAATTCCTAAAAGAGAACCTATAAATCCCATAAATTATTCTTCTTCGCTTTCGCTTAATACCCACACATTTAATTTTGTGGGGCTAAATCCCAACTCTTTACAGATATCTTCAATCATTGGGTGTTCTGTCATACCGACAATTTCCGTGTAACCAAGCATTAAAGCTGTATCAACTAGAAACCCACACAATTTTCTTAAACTAGTTCGACGCAGGCTGGGCACTGTATTAGGGTCTGCTATGATGCCCTCTACTATTGCAATGTTACTGTCTGTAAGGTAGAGCCAGCCAGCCACACGATTATCCGCTATAAACCCCATGCTCGAGAGCATGCCCTTTTTAGGCGGTTTACGCCCTCTAGCTGAGTACCATTCCTCAATTAGAGGCATGTGATCTCTATGCACCTTAACAATCGATTGTGGGGTAGCTAAGCGCATTAAATGAGGCATTATCCAATACTCTCTGCTGCTTTTTGTGGTTTGTAAGCTTTCTTTGCTCCAACCACTAGGTTTAAACCACTAAAACTAAGACCAGCTCCAGGTAAAGTGCCAAAACTACGATCGAATGTTTCATTTAAAGCTATTTGAAATGCTTGGCACTTCTGTCTTTTTAGAAAGATCCGCCATTGCTCCACGTTGCCAGGACCCCCATAAGGACCTAATTGCCCATAGTTTCCATTTAAAACATCCCCATAAGGAGGAGCATAGTTTGTGGGAGCTATAATCACTTCTTGGCTAGGGCTCGGATTATAATCATAAGAGATGCTCACTCCCAAGAAGTGAGGAGAATAATATTGCCCGAGTAGGTAGAAAAAGTAAGCTCTTTCATATCCTTGTAATCCAGCTAAGTTCATCCAAGCGGTTGTGAAGGACATAAGAACAGGATTTGGACCGTCCATATATGTACCTGGCAGCTCTTGGTATACTTGACCAAAACTATTTAAAAAAGTATGCAATTCCTTGTAAAGTGTTGAAGATAAAGCAGGAATTCCAGAAAACTGCCCCCACTGTTCATAGTAATAGTCATACATTAATGTAATATTGTTAGACAAGGTAAGCCGCACTTGGTTCGTGCCAGGCACATTTAAGGAAGATAATACTAGGTTGGCATTAAAAGCCTCTACAGGAGCACCAATATAACTAGTATTTAAGTTGCGTCCTAAGAGCCATTTTCCCTTATCTGACTCAAACATAAGTCCCTGCGGAGAGAAAACAATACTATGGGGATTACTGCATCCCACCGTAGCTGTGATGAAGATAGGGTCGCTAAAATCATTGTTAGCCCCAGTATTGTCAGGACCGTTGCCAGTAATGTAATAGATAGCATCCCTCTTGAATATGATTAGCTTATCATCGAGGGGAGCTAATGCAGTGACAGCTCCCGTGCTTCCTTGGGCTCCCGAGGTAGGCGCAACAAATAGTGTAAATAGATCAGACATCTCCACTGGGGTATTTTCTATAACTTGCTTGCTATACCAGAGAAGGTTTGGGTCTTCCGCATCTACTAAGAACAGTCTATTTTTATACAGAGATATAATGCCCGTGGCTGTGGGAGCTATGTTTTCTACAACTCCTCCCGTTGTGTAGATTAACTCGTTTCCAACTATAGAAAAATCTGCTTGAGTGTCCACATAAGTAACAGAATCTACAGTGGTATCGTTCAACAATGGACTGGTTATACTAGTTATTTGAAAAAATTCTTGCTGAGAAGTAGACCATCTATATATGACAATCCTAACTATATTGGGGGTTATCTTATAAGTAAGCCTTAGGGTAGGGATATTAAGAGTATTGGAAGAGGTGCTGCCCGTAGTAATTACTGCCAAAGGAATGCTCGGGGCAGACCTGTGTAAGTTTCCTTGGGCATCTGTCCACTCGTAAGTCACCTGATAAAAGTACTGCTGGGCAGTTAGGAAGCCTCCAGAAACGCTGGTAGTGGCTGCTATATCTTCTGGCCATACATTAAAATCTTGCTCTACGGGCTTAACCCCATCATAAGCCCAAAGTATCCCCCCAGCTACTTGTAAGTTAGAGCCTATCTCGGAAGTAACTAGATTAGTGCTGTTCAAGTTGAACGTTATTAAGTTTACTCCAGTTTGGCTATAAATGCTGCTTGAAGAAGCCGGGTTCACGGACTTATTAACAGGTTGAAGAAGATCTTTAAATAAATATCCTACTTGAGCTATATCGCCAGTTAAAGTTACTGAAGGTAACACTTGAGTGGTGTAATATCCTCCCCCGTTAGAATAGGCGTATTTAGCCAAGACATTGCCTTGGGAATCCAGTAAGAAATACGTAGGTTGGAAGGTTCCTCCATAGGAAGCAACTAGATAAGGCACTGTTTTGTAAAGAAAAGATTTACTTCCAAGGCCCACTGATCTAACAACTATTACTGGCGTGCCTACAACACCCGCTTGAGTACAAGTATTAGAAGAGATGTAATCGGTCCTGATAGCAGCGTAAGAGTATGAGTTAGTAACCTGATAAAATGCTGTCATCAGCATATTCTGCGCCACACTTGTTAACTCTGTTATGACGGTAGAGCTAACCAATAAGGTTGGGGCCAGTATTGTCAGTAAGTTTTGATTTAAGGCCGTTGTATAGGTATTATGGCTACTCCCATTATAGAAAGTAACCCAAACAACAGCGGTAGATTGGGTAGAATCCACAGTAACGCTCATGTACTGTGAGGAATACGTAGGAATAGCAACAGTATTGTGCTGAATTAAATTTAAATCTAATCGAGTAACTCTTATGGCATTACCAACATCAGAGCCATCCCAAGCTATGTAAAGCATGCCACCTGAAACAAACCCATCATAACCTGCCGTTAAACTGCTCACTTGAGTACTTAAATCTCTAGGAGCAAACGGGCTAGAGATATTAGTAAGAGGAATAGCTATATATTGTAGGTGCGGGGTTCCCCCCACATTTACCAGAAAGGTAATTACAAAGTAATTTCCTAGTACAAAAACTCTAGCTTGGCTGCTTGTGTTAGGAAGAAAAGTAATACCGATCAAAGACTGACCAGTAAGGGGGTCTAAGATAGTGTATTTATAATTCCCGTCTCCATCTTTGAAAACGGCACAACATAACGTGCCCGCCACTGCTATGTCTGGAGCTACTTGAGAAGAGCTCGTTCTTACTATAGGCTCTACAGATAAAGAGATAGAGCGGGTAATTCCCTTATTCGCCCATTGTGAAGAAGACTCATTATACGCGAATAAGTTCATTCCAATGGCTGTTAAGTTGCCGTTGAAAGTAGTGAGAGTTGTTGCACTTGCCCCCATAGGTAAGGAGGTCAGCTGTTGAAACCCATTTCTTTTCTGAAGCAACTTTCCCTTAGTAAAAATGCAGTTAACCAAGGAAAGCATCTTACCTGGAGCTACCTGCCATGGGTCAGTTTTAGTGTCCAAACCTTGGGCAAATGGAAGAGATAGATTTTGTTTAACAAGGGGCACTTAAACAAACCCGCCTCTTAAGCCCATGGCTATAAAATTCACAGTTATGTCGGTAGGCCCGCCCAATTGAGTAAATTGATAGGTGACGCTCCCGCTATTAATAGCATTAATTATAATTCCGGGGCTACTAAAAGACCCCACCGGAGTTATAACAACTGAAGGGGAATCCCCAAAAGATTGAATAAAAGTAATAGTGTAATTTCCAGCTCCATTTCTAACAGAAGTAAAGCCCTCCCCACTAACAATACCGCCGCTAGTATCTATGGTCCCTCTAACTATATTAAGACCAAAATCACTGCTACTAGGGTAGGAAGTAACAACATTTTGTCTTACGCCCGTAGTGCCGTGAACAACCGATACTGTGTTAATAACAGAGGGGGCTTCGACTATAATGGCTCCCCCAGGCGTATTAAACTGCACTCCTCCTGATAAAGAGCCTCCCCCTTGGATTAAAAGAGCATCAACACCAAACCCTGATAGATTAGAGTCAGACAAGAGAGTCCCACCAGCCCCCCCTAATCTAAGAGTGCCAGCTAAGGTTATATTATTAGTAAGTTGAGTGCCGGTAATAACGTGATCAGTAAGTTGAGCTACTCCAACACTTTTTGGGATAATCCCGAGTAAACTACTTGAAACTTGCAGTGTAACATTGTCTGTATCATAGGTAACCCCAATATTCCCGCTGCTATCCATTGTCATTATTTTAATACTAGCAGGTGGGTTGCTAGGCAGTGTTATAGAATAATTAGCAGGAAGAGAGGCAGGAGGATTAATTGTAATCCCCTTACTATTTAATACTATGTTTCTAAGAGTGATAGAGCCACCATCTAAATTGGCGGCTGTGTTAACATTGGATTGAAATACAAATGCAGGTGTGGCAGAAACATAAGTAACGGAGGCAGGAGGAACTAGTCCCCCAATAGATCCGGGGGTGCCAACAATACCCCCACTCTGTGTAATCCTTATCTGGGTGCCATTCCCATCATTGTAAAAAAGATCTACACCATTCTCATACAAACATCCCAGGTCTAGGGATCCAGTTAAAGGGCTGCTTTGAGGAATAAATCTAACTGACCTAAGCTGAACAGCATTATTAGAAAGAAAGGATAGGTCTGAAGTTAAACTAATTCCCGAAGGGGTAATAGGAACTCCCGCCCCAGCAGAATGATTGTGTTGGTCTATAATAGATAAGCTAGAGTTAAGGTCAGAAGACCAGGTTGGGGAGGGTTCTTGCCCTACTGTAGGTAGGATTAAAGACATGTTAGGGCTAAGGGTATTGGGCATTTTTAATTTATTCCAAAATTTAAACTATTAATATTCATAAATTAAAATACAAATATATCCACAGTAACTGCTGCAGATGAATTAAGAATCAAAGTAAAAGAAGGAATCTGGTTAGAGTCTTGAAGATCATATAAGGAAGAAGCTGCTCGTTGCCTAACTATGTACCAACCTTGAAGCTTTCTTCCTAAAAGATGGTTAATTGAGTTAGGGCCGATAGACAAGGTAATTTCTTTTAAGATATGGCCTTTATTAGTAGGAAGTTCAATTACTGGATTAAGTTGCTGAGCCCAAGAAGTTTGCAACAGTTGCAAGTCTCGGTCTCCATTTTGAAAAATAGGAAGAGACATCAATAGCCCCCGTATGAACCATCTCCATTTGGACTTCCATATCCGCCCCAGCGTTCCCCCCAACTCCTAGTATTACTGATAGTATCGGGCGACCCTGCATCCCTGTTCATAGCTGAACTATTAATACGATCAATTATCATCTGCTTCTGGGCAAGTAGCACAGAAACATCTGATTCTTCTTTTTGAAGGGCCTTAATAGCTGCGTCTATAATTACATATTCCGTCCAGCCACTTACACCATCCAATTGGTCTGTATCCTTCAATAACTGTGCCATTCTTGGCACATACCACAGCCTAACAAACTGACCCGCAGAGGGAGTGGGAATGAAATATAGAGTATTACCGAATAACCTGTACCGAAGGTTAAATACTCCTAAGAAAGTAGAGGTAATATTGGGGAATACATATCTATTCCTAGCTATAAAGTCAAACTTACGTAGAGTAATCCAAGCATTAGTTGATAGGTCTAAGCCAAGGTCTACGCCTAAAAGTTTATAGAAGGGAGGAGGGGTAAAAGTAAGTCCCGCTTGAGTTAAGTAGGTGCGGGCACCATCTGGAAGTGGGTACTGAAAAGTTAACCCGTCGGTTTGAAACAACGTTGGGGGCGCTGTATACTGATCCTCATACAAAGTAACCAATAAGTCGTAAAGTTCAAAAGCTGACTGGTTTAAGTAGGTGTTCCATTCAGGAATCGTAACAAATTGGCTGTTTACTCTATCAGCTCTCTGTTGCGCCATCAACCTGAGCTGCCCAAGAGATAAGCTAGCCGATAAAGTAGGTACAATAGACTGAGGAGGTGTAAAAGGGCTGGTAGCAGAAGAGTTTACTGCTGCTACCTGGTAGAAATACTTAGTACCTGGAGTTACGGCAACATCCAGGTATTGAGGAACAATGGGGCTAGCTATAGTACTATAGGTAATGCCATCTAAAGAGCGCTGAACAACATAGTTAGTAACACCTGCAATTAAATCCCAATTTAATAGGATCTGGCCATTGCCCTGCTGAAGAATGAAGTTTTGTGGGATTGGCGGAGCTATTGTTGGCATTTAAACTTTCTACAAGGAGGGGGAGACCTGGGAGTTTTAAGCCCAGGTCCCCATTAGTTGCGCAACAAAGATACTATTCGCCCGAAAGAAGAAGGGCGCTATTGGAAAGATAAAGAGAAAGACTAATAAGTGTGCCGTCGGTGGGGGCTGATACTGCGCCTGCCAGAATACAATTCAAGATAATCTGCCCGCCCTGTGTATTAGATGGTTGTGGATAAAGCGTCTGATTAGGGTCTCCCACAACTTCGATATGGTCAACCCCGGAAGCAGCTGAAAGTTCAACTGAAGCAGACCCTCCGATACTGCCACTGCTAGTAGCTACAAACGCAGCCCCAACTGCAGGAGTAATGCCAACTGGAAGCCCAACGGCTTGCCATTGAGCTAAAGTAGCCGTACCTAGACTAAAGATAACATAAGGATTCCCTGCCACAACAGAGGTTAGCTGACTTCCACTAAGCGGGCTCGTAAATTGTGAAAATCCGCCATAATATCTATTATAGTTATCCTGTAAAACAACCATGATAGTACCGGGATTGGGATTAGGATTGCCCTGAGCAGGAGTTCCTGCCAGAGGTTGAACGTTCACAATAGAAGCTGCACTAAGAGTAACTGCTCCATTAAGAGCGATTAAACTCCCATTAACAGTGCCGCCCAGAGTATCCGTAATACTGGTATTGGCGACAACATTGCCCTGAAATACTCCAGAAAAGCCCGAATTGATAGTAGCCGAACTGCCAACTGCCCAATAAACGTTAGAAGCTTGAGCTCCCCCTGTAAGATTAATAGTAGGAACTCCTCCCGCTCCGGTAGTTAGAGTGCTGCTACACTTAAAGATGTAAACTCCATTTCCATTTAAAGTAAGAGTTCCATTACCAGACTGAGCTAGATTAAAAGTACCGCTTGATTCGCTATAAACGCCTGGAGTAAGAGTTTGTCCATCGAGTGTAGAAGAAATAGGAGTCGAAGACCGGGATTGCATATCTGTGTATGCCGCTTGAGCCTGTGCCTTAGCCGATACAGCTGCAGAATTGTCTATGTTTTCCACTCCCGAGAAAGTTCCCGGGGGAAAGCCAGTGATAGATGACCCGGGAGTAAGTCCCAAGTTACCAGTTACAACCGTATTGCCGGTATTGGTAATCGCAGAAGCGCCAAAAAGGCCATAAGTGCGGGCAAGGCCTAGGTTGGGGCTACCTGCAGGGGCTGCGCTGGAATTCATGTACACAGCCTTAATGCCAGGACCTTTTAAACTACGAATACCCAACCCATTGATATTTTGACTGTCTACAATAAAATTACAGTCAAGCAAAACCGGGTAGTTATGAAGAGTTCGAAAAAATTGATTAAAACTTCTATTAGCCATTATATTACCTAATCACCTGCCAATTATTCACCGCAGGTTAGCAGGGATGGCCTGACGGGAGCTGCCTTAGGTTAGCCTAGGCTTATATAAGTGTATATAAAGTTAAGGGCCCTGACCGCTACGCAGCCAGAGCCCTTAATTAAGCTATTAACTTTTAACTAGAAAGCTTAACTGTGCAGTTCCAACCGGGGGCCGAGCAAACTAAGTTTGCATAGTACCCAATTCGAATCTCCAGAGCATCGGCATTTCCTACTCGAAGGCCTTCAAGCCCCTCGAGACCATACGTCAAGATATGAGGAGCTTTGCCCAAAGAGCGAAGTTTCCACACATCCATCTGAAGGAGGTACGCTGTCTGTGCTGGACAGTTACGATCCGGAATAACCGTAATAGGCCCGTACGGGGCATGAACACGAATACCAGCAAACGCAATGTCTGCCTCATCGTGCTTCACATCCACATACTGAACCTTAGCTCCTAGAGACTTTTCAAGAGCTGCATATGACGCAAAGCTCATAAAGCACATCTCAGGCATTCCGCCTTCACGCGCCACAAGAGTCGAAGAATCAATAAGTGCATCTTCAATAGTCTCACTAGAGCCATCAAAGCGAACACCAGCTAGTCTGGTTACATCAACAGATCTATCGACTCCCCAAAAGCTGTCACCAGTAACAGGGGAAACAGTAGGAAGCCAAGCGCCAAGGCCCGATACTTTAAGCATTCCAACATTGGATGACTGAAGACCATTAACAGCAAAGTTAATATCTCCCTGAACTGCCAAGTATGGAAATGCAGTAGACCAGTTGGTGGGAGTGCCCGCTGCGCCGCCCGGTGTAGCAGACACAGTCAACTGCCCACTAGAGCGATTAACTGCAATCACGTACCCGATAGCTGCGCCAGTGCTCTGCGTAGCAGTAGAACCGCTGACGCTATAAGACACTAGGGACATGCCCACTTCGAACTGCACGATATCCTGAGGGTTGTCAAGAATAATGACACCCACAGCGATAGACCCAGAACTTAGCCCATAAGTGCCGCGATAACTCTGAGGATTGCCAAACAAGTCATGGGCTAGATCATTCGAAATATTTCGGAATGCCGTATCCATAACTAGCTTAGCTTCGTCTACAAAGGCTGCCGCGTTATCTTTAGTGGCTTCGAGCAATTCGTTTGTAATCGTGGCCAACTGGTAGTTAGACACTCGATATACGAAAAAGCTCGAGAGAAAAGGGGCTGTTTGGTTATTCTGCGCATTAGAAAACGTCGCAGATCGTCCCTGAGGTGTACCATACACCAAAGGAACTGGAATATACTTTCCAGCCATGCCTGACGGAGACTCATCTTTCGGGATAAGGGCCAGAAGAGGATTCTTCTTATAGACCAAATCCTTCATGAATTCATCGCCAGTATAGAGCTCCTTAAGAGCTGCTACCTGGTTGGAAGCTGTGGCAAAAATAGCCATAAACTATCCTTTAAGTTGTCCATTAAATGCAGCTATAGCGCGTTCGCGCAAAGCTTTAGCACTTGACGGAGTTGTTGTCCTTTGCGTTATTGCATTGGTCAACGTTTTTGTTTGTACATTGGTCTTCTGGCTTGGGGTTGTCTTCTGTGGTTGTTCCACAACCGGGGGTGAGAGTTTAGACTGAATCTTCTTCAATTTAGAAAGATTCAGTGCTTCTTCCACCAAGTAATCTTCAACTTGGGAAGAAGCTTCCTCAGCACTCAGCAAAATACCATCTTCCTTATAAGTTTGCTCGATTAGAGCTACCACTGCGCTTTGAGAGCCCGTGGCACCGATGGTTTCATAGGCATCATTACCATCTACAAGCATCTTTACTTCTCTTGTAAGCTGTTTAATTGCCTGATTATAAGCTTGTTTCTGACTCTGTTCTACCTGACTCAAAGTATTTTTTTGACTATCTTTGATAGACTGCATCTCAGCTTTAAGCTGACGAAGTTGAATGTCTTCGGGCTTGGAATTCAAAACTAATTGGGTAAGATCTTCATGACTAAGACCAGCTTCAGCAAGCATACCAATAGCATCAGATTTAATACGTTCTTTCCAGTCTTGCTGAGGAACCACCTTAGCCTGCTGCTCTTGGAAAGCTTTCTGCTGTTGCTGAAGCTGTCTTGCTTGATATCTAAGAGCTTTCTCTTTACGAGCAAGCTGAGCCCAGCTGTCTTGAGGTACTTCCTTAGGCTTTGCTTCCTCTGTAGGGGAAGCAGCGGGTTCTGGTTTTACTCCTTCCACTATTGCAGTGGGGGGTACTTTAACGTCTTGATCCATTTACACTCCTATGGATTGGTTTTAATAAAAACTACTGGCCTTGGGGCATCAGAGAAGAGCTAGGAAGAGGGAGAGGGTTGGCCAATTGTGGAGAAGCCGGCTGTGGCATGGCAGCCAGTTGCCCCTCGGCTTGTAATGCAATGGCTTGAGAGTTAAAAGTACGCAACATCTCTGCTTTATTTTCATCTAACTTCGCTGATATATATAAGTTATAGTATTGATTAGATAACTGGATAGCCAACTGTGGGTTCATAAAAGAGTCTGGCGGAGTATACTCCCCATCTTCAACAATTTTATCTAAAATTTGTAGTATTCTCTCTTCGCTGCTATTAACTAATTTCTCATTCTGCTCAAGATCTGGAAAATCAAGCATCCTGCGCCCTTCCTGCACAGTAACCATACCAGATTGAATCATCTCAGTTACTTTTTGCAACCTACCAGCAGGGTCCCTAGGTAAACTCGAGGCATCAAAACATTGAATAACATAGCTATCTTTAAGCATCTCTGCCTTTGGAAGGTCTACCTCTTTTGTCCCATTTTTATTAGGGTACACCGTGGTGTATTCACCATCCCGCTCAGCGATATCCTTGGCTTTGTCGATAACTTGATATGCGATGTCAATAAAGAAATTGTCGTACCGTTTGGATAAGGCAGCAAAACGATCTGTCTGTAGATCATCATACTCTCTGAGGGCGGCACCAGAATCCAATCCAGCAGGTTTTTGACTAGCAGCAGCGAGGGAACTGATTCCTGATTGTTGATAGGCATAGTCCACGAGTCGTTGCAGTTGTGCATAAATTTCTTGAGGAACGCAGGGAGCCACCTCATATATTGGCTTAGTTCCTCTATAAGTTATAATCGAACCTACATCATTATTTAAGTGAGACTTAACTACTTTAGAACCATCTTCAACAAATACTCTGGGCACTCCCACAATATTAATAGCTCTACAGATGGTCATAAGAAGTTTATTTATCTCAATCTGAGTGCCCATAAGTTGCTCACAGAGAGCTTGTCCAAAAAACCCTAACAATCGAGGACTATAATGAAGAAATACAAAAGGGAACTTATCTTTTTCATAGTCTTCTTCGAATAGAGGCCCATTGGTACAGGAAATAACATGCTTCCCATCAGAAGCTTCGGGTCCCGAGGGTAGGTGCCATCCCTCCACTACCATAATCTGGTCAGAAACGGTTTTGCTACTGTCTCCTGCAGTATCCGGGTAAGCTTGCTCAGCTCTTTGTATAAGGGATTTTTTTTCAGGAAACATCTCAATCAAAACTTCCCTATCCACCAACTTCAACTGATATAATTGTCTTGGGTCTCCGTATAAGGAATCATTTGGATCAACTAACAACTCTGTATAAAGAACTCTCTCCAAACAAACACGTTTATCCTGGCTCTCATAAATTTTCAAGCATCCTGTGCCCAAAACACAGGCATCTCTAAGAATTAACTCACCTAACTGGTATGCCTTGGAATAGTAGAACTCTCCCATTATGAAGTTGTTAAGTTGTTTAGCTAGGTTGCGTTCTTTATAATCCCCATTATCTGTAAGAAAAATTGGCCTAGGCCTAGACTGCGTGAGACGGCTTACTAAAGTATCGACACAAGAACTGACAACATTCATGGTGGGGCGATCAAGAGGAAGCTGGCTATTATAAGTCATCTTGCTCATGTTAGTGCCCGCTATACCAAAGAGAGGTATATTCGAATATAACCGGGTATAGATGGAAGCTTGTCGATATCGATATTGAAGCTGCTCCTTTAGAAAACTTGCAGTCTCTAAAAGTTGTATTCCCCGTTCTTCTTTGGTGTCACCTTTCCACCATTTCCGAGCTCCAGAAGGGTTGTACTTCTTTGTCTTAACAACAACAGTATCCCGTTCTAAATTACGCTTACTTTTAGTTATTTTGGGCATTAAACTGTAGTACTAGACCACAGGAGCATGTCTTCTTCAGAATACTCTGTGGTTGGTTTTACTTCTTTAGTTTCAGGAGGTTTAATAGTGGGGGGCATCTCATGGGACAACGACAACTGAATGTCAGTTGTTTTTAAAGCCGACACCCCGTACTTGCGGCAAAGCCGCAATAATTTTTCTAAATCTTTATGGTTCATAAATCGCTAATTGCAATTTACGATTTATCGTTAGCCCGACTTCTAAACATCTTGCCACGCCGAATACCGTCCATAATTCTTTGCAGCCTGTTTTTTTTCAGTTCTGGGTCAAACTCATCGTGGTTTTGATCAGTTTGCATCCCGTTAGAGTGAGCTAAAAACTCGTCTGCTTCCTGATCATTGCCAATAGGTTCATCTTGGAGCCCATAGCCCTCTTCTTGTTCATATTCCTCATGAGGTTCATAATCATCACTATCGCGTTCAATTGGCTGAACTTCTCCACCATCTGAATACCCTGCCATACAACCTTCACACATACATTGTGGGTCGTGGGGGTCATGTTTAATATGGCTTTCAGGATACTTAGGTCTCACGTGTTCCTCATTAGGATGGAGTTTATGATTCTGAACTTCACCCCCCATAGCTTTATGCTGTGCTTTTCTACGCACTGCATAAGCAATAGCCACAGCTTGTTTCTGTGGTTTACCGGCATCAATTTCAGTTTTTACATTTTTACTAAAAGATTTGGGGGATTTTCCAGGCAAAAGGGGCATAATACTCTCAAATATGTATAAAAGAGAGTAAAAAATCTTTTAACTTATGATTTTATTTGGAAATTTTATAGGTTTAAACACTAGTAGCCTTCATTCTCTTTAGTGGCTTCTTCTATCTTTCGAAAGTATTCTTCCGCCTCTGCTTCCATACGTTCTGCTTCTTCTTTACCCCAGTCTTCAGACCCAAGTTTAGGTCTCTTCTTTTGTTTTTCATAGGTAAAAGAATAGCTTTCACGCCAGGCATACAACACTGCTTCGCATATATCGCTATGAAACCTGCTTGAGATAACTTTCTTATCGGGGGTAGACTTATCACTATCCCACTCTACTTTTAAGCAATCCTGGGCAAACCTAGATGTTTTACGGGCCTTTAAAACACCCGTTCTAAGGGCATCATTCATTAACTCAATATACTCCACTTTCCTTATTTTTTCAGCTGGCTGAACGGATATCTTGTAACGACGTATAATTTCTTCTCCAATCTTTTTTCCCAACCCGCCTTGATCCATGACCACCTTAGTAATTCCATACTTCTTGCTAAATGCATCAATTTGTTGGACAAGTTCAGTAATACCTTGTTTCCTGGTAATGAGTTCTTCCACCATATAAGTGTTAGGGGAACCATCACACCAAGCCAAAACCGCAAGAGCATCGGCGTCATTAAACCCAATATCCACACCAAGAAGGTATTGCCAGTCTCCTTTAGGCAACTCATCAAAATGATTCTTACTTTCTTCATATTTGTAAACCAAACTATCAGTGTCTAAAAGCCACCTACCGAACCACTCCCTCTGAACACTGGGGTTAGAAGCATCAACTCCTCTTCTTTTAAGCTCTCTGTCAAATACCTGCTGATGCGTCAATCCCGACTTAATAGCGATATAAGGGTTGTCCCAAAAAGTCCAAGAAAATTTAGCAGAGCTAGCATTCTTACTAGCGGTATAGAAATATCCGGATGGAATAGGGCCAGGAGTGCCAATAAGACAGAGAGTGCCTGCGTAATCCATAAGTGCCGGAGCAATAACATCATCGATCAACTCCTCTATGTAATTAGGAAAACTTTGCGCTTCATCGATATAAACCAGTTTAAAAGCAAGACCTCTAAACTTCTCAATCTCTGTTCTATCACTGGCGCCAGAACAGTAAATAATACTTCCATTAGGAAAGGTAATGGATAGATCAGACTCATTAAACTTTCCCTTAAGAGAGAAAATACGATTAATACGTTTAAGTTCTGGCCATACAATCTTTTTAGCCGTAGCCCTAGACATGGTTACGTATAAACATACTACTTCTACATTATTTATTGCTGTGTATATAAGATCGGCACTACATGATACTGTCTTCCCAGCTCTCCTTGTTGTAACAGCTACTTTGAAAGGACTGTTGTCTTTGACAAAAGCAAGTTGTTTATCAAACAAATAATTCTCTAATAGAAAAGGCTTGGTTTTCCTCTTATTCAACTCAGCCACTACTTGTTCTAGCTTAGGTTTCACACTAATTCTTGTAGATACTCTATTTGGAAATTTATAATAAATACTATATTAATCATTTCTTAAGAAGATCTTTGGCCATCTGCTTCAAGTCTTCTTCTGGAATAGAAGATAAGCCTTTTTCAACTTCTTTCTGCTTATCTAGCACATCAGATAAAAGCTTTACGTATGATACTAGATCTCTACTAGATGTTGGGGCTAGCTTGCCTTTCATCACCTCTAAGAAGATGTGTTTAATGTCTCTTTCTACGGCCTTAGAGGCTTCTTTAAGCAGTCGGTTTAAGTCTTCCATCCTCTGGCTCCAATACAACAAAATCAAGGTTAGACAAAGGCACTAAACCCATTTTTCCCTCAATTTCCACGATCAACCCCTCTGGAATAAGCGTAAGCTTAAGCCCGTTATACTTCGTTGGGGTAATAGAAGTGGCGGCGCTAAACTTCGTGCCTGCCAACCCTACTGGCCTAGTTACTTGAGCTGATTTTACTTTCATTTTTCTCCAATCAAAAAAGGATTAAATATCCATTCTTTAGGTTTTAGCGACTTACCTACTTTTGTCAAATAAGTACAAGTATTTATTTCCAACGGAACTAGTAACTTACTAATACCATTCTTTCTCCAAGCTTGCTTAACATATATCCAATGAAGCCTAGACCCTCTAAACAAGGAATAACCAAGAATTACGTCTGGATCTTCCTTCAAACACGCAACCTTTACTGAGGAAACAGATAAGAGCTCGTTTACAAGAATAGGAAAGTAGTTAAAGAAAATCTCCTTTGGCACCTCTTTAAAGAAGTCATTACCAAAGTATAGGCCACTAGTAAAGGTTTTAGTAATAAACTTAAAGTCTTCTTGTCTTCCTTCTCGTAACTCTATAAGCTCTAGCATTTTATAAAACTCGCATAATAATGAATTTTCTTAGCTAAAGTGATCTTACTAATTTTAGTTACTTGTTGAATCTCTATTAGAGTAGCTCCTTCGGAGTGCATCTCCCAAATCTTTCTGTCAGTCTTAGAAGGAAACTGGTGATCATGAAGAAAATGTGATGCTAGTTGAAAGTAACGTTGCTTAGAAGTAAACCCATTAACTTTGTAATGATCTTGAAAGTAATGGCTGTGATACTGCTTTAAGTATTTCTCTCCATCCTCAACGTCTTCAAACCCCTCTTTTTCCAACTTTCTATACCATTTACTCTGAAGTGCTTTAAATTCCTTTGACTTGAGGCTCATTAGGTGTTTCGTCTTTCTTAGAACGCCTTTCAGGCTTAATCAAGTAAAAGGCTAGCTCATTAGCCACTGCTTTCCTAATCTGTCTAGCAAAAAGTTTAGGATCATACCAGTCTTGTTTTTCAGGCAGTCCTTGTACACACATCCCAAACATCCTAGTATACTCAAAGTCAGAAGGAAACCCATTAGATAACAAGAACTTATCTGCCTCCTTATCCATAGCTTCTTGAGTTTGCGGTAACTTTCTTTTCATAACTACTCTTTCTTATCTTCTTGAGCTTTCTTAGAAGCTTCTTCTTCCTGCAACTCTTGATGTTCTTTATTAATCTCAAGTAGTTTTTTATTAAGCTCTTTTAAAGAAAGTTCCAAGCTTGCGATGACATACTGCACTTCCCCTGCTTTAGCACAAGTTTCGTTATACACGTTCTGCAATTCTTCTTTAGTTCTCTTACTAGACATTTTAAATCCTCTTGCTTTGAGGGCTCTACGCTGGTGTCTGTTCATCGTATAATGCGTTTAAAGGCCCCTAGGAGCCCTCGGTTTAGGTTAATAGCATACTTACCCTTCAAAAAAGATAAGAAGAGCCTATAAACGATTTTAAAGAGTTTACTTGTATAAACTGCTCTCATACAAGTATCATGCCATAGAAGATAAGCTAAGTCAAGAAAGAAATTTATCAAAGTCAAGCAATATATTTTAAAATACCCCTATTTTACAAACTATTTTCATATATAACTACTTAATATTACTAATATATAAAAAATACTACACATTAATGAAAATAATTGTTGACAAGATCAAATATACGTGCTATCCTAGTGAAACGTAGGGGGCGGGGGTAGTATATATTATATACTTCTTAGTAATATACTTCTTAAGAAGTATAGTAGTGGGGTATATATATATATATATATAATATATATAATACATGTATTAGAAGAATAGTTCTTAAGAAGCATATTACAGAGTTGTATTGAAAAATCTTCGATTAAAATACAAGATAGACGTTATCGATAGCGGCCAATAAGCATCTTTTAGATGTTTTCATGTATATCAAAGTTATATAAGTTTATTAAGATTTAGATATACATGGATAAACCTGATATAAGGTAGAAATGGAAGCCAATAAACATTGACTGCAACCTGTAGGTTGTTTAATTAGCTTTAAATTACTGCTTAAAAGAAGTAAAAATAAGTAAAATACTACATAATTATATTATAATATACCTACATATACGGTCGAATAAAAATTTTACACTGAATAAAAATTAACTAAAATAATATAACTAATTAATATACTTATATTTACACCCCCCACTACCAACCTTTCTTTTCTTATTGTCTAAAACTTCTATATATATTACAATCTAACTGCTAGCTAAATTCTTTGGCAACCTAGTTGCATCCTCTTTGATTATACGAAAGGAAAAACAAATGCTAGATCTATACTTTCTTTACGAAGCAGCAGACGGTAATTTTTATGAGATTGAGGCTCAATCCTCAGATACCTATACTCTTTTAGAGCTTATAGTTAGAACAGAAGAAAGTATTATAGTGCCCAACACTGAAGAATTTCGTTTGGCAGCATTAAAAGAGCTTGATAAACAATTTCAAGAACAGTTAGCAGGTATGTATGAAGTTATTTAATGAATTTACTTATCTAGCGGTTATTATATTTTTAGCATTTTGGCTCTTAATAGGTACTATTTCATGAAGATAACCAATAAGCTAGGCTTACCTCTTGCTATAGTAGAAGCAGTAACAAATAACTCATACTCTAGGGGAGAAAGTGACTTTACAGCCACTCAACTGATAGAGCCTAGTCGTATATTTACGCTAAAGCGAAAGCATGAGGATGAGCTTGAAGAAGATGCATCTTCTCTTATTTACTCTCTTCAAGGGCAAAGTATTCATACTATACTTGAAAGAGCTGCTAAGAATCTTAAAGAAGCAGGTCTTATTGCAGAAGAAAGATTTTATATTACTTTAAAAGGAAAAAAAATAGGAGCTCAAATAGACATATACGACCCAAAAACAGGTATATTGCAAGATTACAAAGTTACTAGTGTATACTCAGTAAAAGACGGTCCAAAAGAAGAGTATGCGCAGCAGATGAACATTCAAGCAGAGATTATGCGTCAAAATGGTTATACTATTAATAAATTGCAAATTGTAGCAATATTAAGAGATTGGTCAAAAGGCGAATATGAACGCGATGAGTATGGCACTTATCCTGAGCATCAAGTAAAAGTACTAGATGTTCCTTTGATTTCCTCAGAGGAAGTAATTGATTTCATTCTAAGTCGAATTGAAAGTCACCAGGAAGCTACTATTAACCTTCCCTTATGCACAAAAGAAGAGCGTTGGGCTAAAGATGACAAGTATGCAGTTATAAAAAAAGGACAGAAAAAAGCTTACCGCTTGACTGATACAAACGAAGCAGCTATAATGATCCTTGAATCTCTTGAAAAAGAAAAATATGAAGTGATAAAACGCCCAGGAGTTTCTACTCGGTGTAATTTATATTGCCCAGTAGCGAATTTCTGTGACCAATATAAGAAGGAGAAGAAAGAAAATGAGTAAAGAACAATCAGCGAATAATGCAAACGGACCAGGGCTGCGTCAGCAAACTAATTGGGCTAATAGGCAAAAGGCAGCGGTAAAGGCAGTGCCGATTTCTAGTGAAAAAGAAAAGACTAATAATCGTGGTACTAGACATGAAGCAGTAGTAGAGTCAATTACTCCCACCACCTTCTCTACTGGCAGCACAGGAGTTAAGATTAAGTACCAAGTGGCTGGACTTTCACAAGCAGTCTACGAAAATATTGTGCTGTTTTCTTCTCAGAACGATGACGGAACCCGAAGTGCCACGCGTTTTGGAGAAAGTTCTCTTAAGAGACGGTTTCAAGCAGTGGGACTTCAATCTAATGAAGTGCTAGAAGCAATCGGGCTTCTTTCTAAAGAAACTAATGCTGATTTTAGTAGTTTAGCCGGCGCTCATGTTGTTGTTTATCTTAAAGATCGCACTTATATGGGTAAACTATATAAGCAAGTTGCTTCTGTTTACCCTATCGACTAGTATTGTTTGTAAACAAATTATCAGCGGCGTGGAGCTTGTTTTGCTTGCGCAAAACAAAATGAGCGAAGATTTCGGTTTTTATTAATCGAAGGTTGAGGACACGCAAGAGATGAACCAAAGAGCCTATAATGGTAGTACACTCTGTAAGGCAATGACAGTAGCTTAAAGACAAAGTTCCATGATAGTACATGGAAGATTGTGAGGAGTTAACTCACCTGTCATACCCGGAATCAAGCCCGGGCTGATAATTTATATGAAATGGAAGATTATATATAAATTTGAAGATCTTCCGAAATTTGAGGGGTTACTAGCCCTCGACACCGAAACATTTGGATTACGCTGGGAATCAACAAAGAAGTTACTTGGTATGTCAGTTTCTGGCGAAACCAAAGGAGGACAAATTGAAAGTATATACATTCCTATATGGGTTTATTCAGAAAGTTGGAAAAATATACTTACAACTGATCTCCGAATATTCCTTCGAAACTGGCTTAGCAACCGGAGCTTTATTGGTCACAATTTTTCTTATGACAAGAGCTTTATTGACTCGTTTTTTGAGATAGATTCAAGATGGGAAGCTGACACTCGGTTGATGTATCATCTTCAAGCAGCTCCTGAAGGGCCTAAGCCGTATGGATTGAAGGATGCGCAAAAAGAGGTTTTGGGCTGGCCCACCACTAATGAAAAAGAATTAGAAATAAATGTAAAGACTAAGGGAGGATCTTTAAGGAAAGGTGAGCATTATAAGGCTGACTTGGAGATACTAGCAAAGTATGCTTGTCTTGATGCATTTTCTACATATCAGTTATATGTAAAGTTTAAACCATTTTTTGATAAGAATGATTACTGGTGGATGCTAAAGCAATCGATGGATTACAACTTGCTTCTTGAAGCAAATACTTATCAAGGAGTCAAAGTTGATAGAGTAGGTTTAGAAAAGTCTCATGAAAAGTTGGTAAAACAAAAAGAAAAGTCAAGAAATAGATTTTTAACTTTGCTAAAATCGGAGGTAAACAGTCTTGAAGAAGATTGGAAAGATCGTAGAGTGGCAGAGTATAAACGGCCATATAACAAAGTACACTACTTGGCGTCACCAGAACGATGGCAACGTTTTAACCCAAACTCTGATCTCCATAAAAGGGAGATGTTTTATGCCAAACTTCGACTTCCAGTGTGTGACAGCACTGAAGGCGGAAAGCCTTCCACCTCGGCAGATGCCCTTAAAGCAAGTATTGGAAAAATCGGAGATACCAGACTGGTTAAGGCAGTAAAAGAATATTTAAATTATGAATACTTTAACACAATCAGTTCCAGCTTTTCTAGTCCTTATCTTCTTAGCAGTGTTGTTGATTCTAGGCTTCACCCTGGTTTTAATGTTTGTGGAACTGTGTCTTACCGTTTATCAGGATTTAAACCTTACTTACTCAACGCGCCTTTTGAAGAAAAAGAAGTTATGCAGCATTTGCAATGTAACAAAGGATACACAGGAATACATGCTGATCTTAGTGCGATCGAGCCAACAATCACAGCCCACTACTCTGAAGACCCCAGTTTGTATAAGGTGTTTGGAAAACAATTGGGGGACATATATCTTGACCTAGCTTTAACCTTATTTCCAGATAACAAGGAGTTGCAGGATGGTTATGATCCAAGTGTGCCAATTACAAAAGAAATCAAAGAAAGGTTCGCTAAAGAGCGAAAGATATCGAAGGTTATTCAGCTCGCAGTTCAGTACACCGGAACAGGCGTCACAGTGGCTAAAAATCTCAATAAAGAAGGCATTCCTACCGAAAGGTCGGAAGCTGATAGTTATGTTAGAGCCTATTGGAAGAAGTTTAGAAAAGTAGCTGAGTTTAATTATCGTTTACGAGAATGTTATAGGAAAGAAGGACAGATTAGAAATGTAATTGGGCGTATCATCAGAGTACCTAACCCTGACTATAAAGATTTACCAAATAGGTTTATACAGTCTAGTGCCCATGACGTACTTATTCTGTGGGTATTGACAATCTATCGCTTGTCAAAAGCCCGCCAAATTGACATTAAACCAGCTTTACTTGATTGTCACGATTCCACTTCTAATCAGTGCCCTATTGAGCAAAAAGATGAGTTAATCAAAGTATATAAAGATGCATTAAAAGAAGTTAATGACTTTTTAAGTTTATCTGTTACAATAAAAGCTGAAATAAAGACATTTCAAACGTTAGCTGGCCTTAAAGGAGATGAATGAATACTTTTAAACGAGCAGCACTAGCAGTTTTGTTAGCTTCTTTGATGTTTCTTTTTGTATTATCCCGTAAAGCTAATAGTGACGAACTTAAAACTATTGTATTAACTTCAGAGAATACTATTAGTCTTAACCTGCCTATTATAGGGCGCACTGCTGGTAATATTCAACAAAGTTTAATGGATAGTAAAGCGAGCAATATTTACTTAGTTCTTAATAGTCCAGGAGGAAATGTTTCAGATGGATATAAAATTATTGAGACCGCTAAAGGACTAAATAAATCTGTTCATACTGTTTCTATCTTTAGTGCCTCTATGTCTTTTATTATTAGTCAATTTCTTGATAAAAGGTATATTATTGAAACTGGTGTTATGATGAGTCATCGAGCTTATGCAGGGGGTATGGAAGGACAAGTACCAGGAAATCTTGTTATTCGTACCCTTGATTTGCTTTCTGAGTTTGTAGATCTTGACCAGAAGATTTCTGAAAGAGCCAATATGCCTCGTATTACTTATGAGAATTTAACTAGAGATGAACTCTGGATGCATGGAGTTCATGCAGTGGAGCTTAAGTTTGCAGATGAGATGGTGCGGATTAGGTGTGATAGTTCTCTTAATGGCCCAGCAGACCCTTCTAACGTGTCTTTTATGGGTATTTCTGTTTCTATTGTATTTCATAAATGCCCCTTAATTACAGAGCCACTGTCTGTATCTATTGAGAATAGTAATGTTTCTGAAGAAGCAAGGCAAGTTATTTATAAACTTCTTTATAATAAGGAACAGTTTGTTAGAGATTACGGCACAACACGAGTATTTAATAATTTTCATTAAACATGAATAAATTAGGGGAAATGTATGAGTGGGTCATTTATTCTAGCTCTAAGTCTTTTGGTAGCAAACCTAACTTGGTACGGTTTTCTAGCCTTTCTGGCAAAGAGGGGTTCACGTCGCTTTATTCAGTCACGTTGGAGACCGCCAATGCGATTAGACAAGCAGGCACTACGGCGGGCTTTAAAGGTACAGTATGGTCAGAAAGGCTCTGGCTTGACGTCGACAGTTACGAAGAAGCCGAAAAAGTAGAAAGGAAGTTATATGAAATGGAGCTTGATTTTGTGGGGTACGACAGCGGAGGAAAAGGGGCTCATTTTGGGATTTTGCGTAGCAATCCTCCTAGCCATCTTTTACCTAGTCAAGATCGTTCTTGGGCGACAACGCATTTCCCACAATGTGATAGCAGTATCTATACCCACTTACATCTGTTCCGTTTGCCGGGGACACTACACGAAGGATCGGGTCGTTACAAAGAACTTGTTACAGAGCACAAAGGTGGAGCTTTGTCAGTGCCAAGTGTGGAATTTGCCCTTAAAAGTAGTCAATCGTTCGAATCAGTTAAATTAGATGAAAGTGTATTTGATAATCTTAAAGTTATGGCGAATACTGTGCCAGAGTTTAACGGGCAACGTCATGCAAGGCTTGTAAAACTTGCGTATGCATTAAAAGAAAAGAATGTGTCTATAGACATTGCTTATTGGTGGTTATCTGAGACTAATAAAATGTTCGAAGAGTCTAAAACTGATGAATGTATAGAACAAATAGTGAGAAGTATCTTTAAATGAACTTAGTTGGAATATTAAGAATTATCTAGGAAATAGATGAAAAGTAATGAACTATTTAGCTTTGTTAAACAAGGATTACGAAGACTTTCTTATAAGTGGAAGGAGCGCACTAA